AGATCTTTCAACTTCAATAGTAAAATCAACATGGCCAGGCGTATCAATAATGTTAATTCTGTGATCGTTCCAAAAAACTGTAGTTGCCGCTGATGTAATTGTTATACCACGTTCTTGTTCTTGTTCCATGTAGTCCGTTGTCGCGGCTCCATCATGAACTTCACCAATTTTGTGTGATTTCCCAGTATAGTATAATATTCTTTCTGTTGTAGTTGTTTTACCAGCATCAACGTGTGCAATAATACCTATATTTCTGTATCTATTTAAGTCTTTTATATTCATTGTATTAAGTATATAGTTTTCTATATTTATAGTTTACCTTCTTTAATCAGTCGTTTACGATTGGTTAAATGCATTTTTTGTATATCATCTTTACTTTGTCCATTGTACACTACTGCATAACCTTCGTCAACCATTTTCTGATTAATTGTGGTTTTATCATATATAAACTCTCCCAATATACGACCAAATTTTCCTGTTTTGTCTTTATGAGTTCTTAATACTGCTGATGATCCCACAGGATAGTGGGCTTTTAAATAATTTTTTGATAATATTCCAAATTTCTTTTCTTCTTTATCACGTGTTCTTGATTCTGGAGTATCTATTCCTAATAATCTAACACGTTCTTTATGCATCCATGTACCAAATCCTAGATCTACATCAACGTCTACGGTATCTCCGTCCACTATTCTTAGTATTTTACATCTGTATTCGTACATGATTTATTATTTTAGTTAACTGCTACTTGATCTTGTCTTTCGATCTGCATAATTTTGTCTTTAATCCAAAGTTTTCTTTTTTTCATAACTGCAAGTCTGACTTCATCAGTATTTTCTTCAGCTGACATTTTTTCAACTGCAATATGTAATCTTGCGTGTTCGTCCTTTAATCTCTCTAATTCATGATTTACCATTACTCATCTCCTTCTTTTTCTTGGTTAACATCTAAATGTTCAATTGTATAGTCAACTTCATCATTTTTTTCTTGAGGTGTAACTATAATTTTAGCCCCTTGCTTTTCGGTAAGCTCAAATACTAAAGATCCTTCAGATTCTTCATTGCCAAGTAAGCCCTTATCATACAGATATTGTGCAAATGCGTCTACGATTTCTTGATATGTTAAATTAAAAGTTTTAGAATTGTTATTTTTATTATCTTCTGACATAATTACAAGTATTTCCTAATGTTTATTAACCTTACTAACATTTTAGTATCTTCAATGCCATATACTTCTTGTATTTTTTCAGCATGACGACATTGATCCATGAAACTTTTAAACTCAACGTTTTTGTCTTCTGTAGTATTTAGCCATTCATCTTTAAAATCACCAAATGATTGGTCAATTCCTTTCCACGGATTACTTCTTTTAACCCTTAAATCAGTCCACCATGTATATAGAATTCTAATTTCATCCAATGCCGCTTGATATTTTACATCTTTTACGTTTTGTGCCTTTAACCAATCAAGTCCTTTAAGCCCGTCATTGCGACTTCTATACGTTGTATCTGTTGTCATTTTATAAATTTGTGCAACAACAAGCTCAACGTGTTCCACAAGTTGTAAAAAATTATTGTGAAGCATAGTATCTCCAACACTTTTTACATCATTAGGTAATGTTGCTGTTGGAAATAAACTTTTTATTTTTTCAAGTAGACTCATTACTTAATAATACTATATTTTGTACCAAAAGTCAATTACTTGTCTTTTTTAATCAATGTGAATTGTTCGCTAATATTACCCTGAAACGAGTAATTTCCATAATGATCTAAATCAATTGACGGATCCATCCATATTTCTCCACCAATTGATTGCCAACGTCTGCAAAATGTATAATCTTCTGATAGATATCTTTTTGATTCAGGGTCAATCATTGTATCAAATATCGCATAGAAATAAGGATTATATTTAGGATCAGTATTAAGATCATTATTATATTTTGTTTCAGGAAATTTTTCTATTAACTTATCAATGCATGATCTTTTAATCATCATAAATCCTGTTCCTGAATCTAAAACTGGAATTAACCCTTCAATAATTGGAATTTCTTCTTGTTCTCTATGTTGCTTTTTAACATTAATAACATACTGGGCTTGATGCTTTGCTAAATCCCAAGACTTATCTGCTTCATATGTTCCTGCCATTTGATGAATTGCTGGCCAATTAATTGATTTTTTAGGATATGCTCCAGTAACAACTTCTTTATCTCTATGTAATAATTTAACTATGTCGTTAGGATTAAAACCAATGTCTGCATCTATAAACATCAAATGAGTATACATTGGATTTTCTAAAAACATTGCTACCAATGTATTACGACCTCTTGTTACTAAACTTTCGTTTGCAATTGTTGCCAATGTAAAATTTAAATTATGATGCTTAAACAAAATTGATAATTGTGTCATTGCTTTTAAATAAGGCTCACCTATCTGACCACCATAACAAGGTGTTGCAATAAACACATGGTAATTTCTTAATTTTTCTATATCAACATTAATTGTTTGCATCATTTCTGGACGTAATGGTGTTCCTTCATTTTTAACTTCTTTTTTATTTTGATTATCTAACTCTTCTAACTTTTCAGCTTTCTTTTTTTCAAAGGCTTTTTCAGCAGGTGTTTTTTTCTTATTCATTAATCGTCTCCTTGCCCTGGCTTTTCAGATAGAAGTTCTTTTTTAGATTTTTGATCTGGCATATTAGTTGGTCCGTATTCTTCTGCTTCTGGTAATGCATCTTTCTTTTTTGTTATATTTGGCCATTGGCTTGCATACTTTGTATTTAGCTCTATCCAATATGACATTTCATCTTTTGGTATATTTGGATCAGTATCTGCCACAATAGCTTCAACTGGACATTCTGGTTCGCATACTCCACAGTCAATACACTCATCTGGGTTAATTGCTAAAAAATTTTCGCCTTCATAAAAACAATCTACGGGGCATACTTCAACGCAATCTGTATGCTTACACTTAATACATTCTTCTTTTACTACGTAAGTCATAATAGATAATACTATATTTTATGGTATTTAGCAATGAAAATATTAATCAGGAAGAAAATCTAATAAGTGACTGTTGCTTTTAAAATAATCTAAAATAAACTTTTTTGCATACACGTTATCAAAATCTCTATTAATAGACATCTCTAAATTTGCAGTTAATCTATATGAAATATGATTTACCCAATCTTTTTTACATACTTCCATTATTTCAAACATATCATCTAAATCAACTACAATCCAACTTAAATCTTCTTGTACTGCTACATTTCCGCCGCCAAAATCATTAAAATGACTTGGATAAATCTCTTTACTAACTTTGATAACATTTTCTATACAATAAATTAAATATTCATCAAAAGTATTAAATTTGTTAATTAATTCTTTTTGATTTAATTTATAATGATAAGTCGCTTTTTTACATTTTAAGTATACTGCTCCAAGATCTTCCCAAACTTTATAATCAGTTACTAGACCATTACCACATTTATTAATAGCTTTAATAAGACGATGTGGATCTTGCTCTTCTAAAAAAATACGTTGATCTTTACCTGCATAAAATTTATAAAAATAATCTCCAACACATATACATTGTTTAATTTTAAAATCACTAGCATTGTTAGTACGCAAGTAATTAATATAATTGTTAAAAAAATCTATCATAATAATTTATTTAATGGCGGAGAGGGTGAGATTCGAACTCACGAAAGAGTTGCCCCTTTGCCGGTTTTCAAGACCGGTGCTTTCAACCGCTCAGCCACCTCTCCATTTTAATTAGGTGAACTTCTTAATCGTTTGTAGTAATCCTACACCTGCGATTCCAGCCATAATTAAATGTTTCAAACAAGGATCACTCATTAATCCATCTAACAATCCAGCTATTGCGGCATTTGTTATTCTTGTAATTGCTCCTGCTAACGCCGCCAAATCTGCTAAAATCATATTTGCTAATTGTGTAATAAAACCAATTATACCAGATATAAGATTTAATAATCCTAATGCACTACTAAGAAAACCTAAAATTTTAGAAAGTATAGCACCACCTCTAGATATTGCACCAAATAATGCATCAATAAATTTACAAGGTCCTGTGCCAACTGCCGATGCCGCTCCCAATGACGTGTTTAATGCATTAAGTCCTTGACCTATTGACAACATTTGTCCTACTGGTTTTGGTAATTGTCCACTAGGTAAATGAAATGATTTATGCTTACCAATCATTTTAAAAAAGTTATTTTGTCCCCAATCATTTTGTTCAACACCACTTTGTATATTTCCGTGTCTATGAAAGTCATTTAATATTCCGTCAACTTGCTGTAATTGATCTATTTCAGCATCGTTCATTGGACGACCAAGTTCAGTAACAGTAGCTCTTTCATTAAAATTTGGATTATCCCAACCATTTGGTAAACTGTTCATTCCATTCCACCCAACGCCATTACCATTATAAAGTTTATCTTTTATTGCCGCTTCAGTATCATAGTTTGGATTTTTCCAAGCTGTTTGAGTTTTTATTGAATTTCCATATAAGTCTGTTGTATCTTTAATATCAAAATATCCATTGTTTAAACTTTCTTTTGCGATATCTCCTAGACTTTGTGATATTGCAGTTCCATCAAAATTTGAAAATAAACTTGAACTATCACCTGGTAAAACTGTTGCCATATTATTTTTCCTTATCCATTTGCCACTACGTTAGGCGACCCTGCATTAACTAAAATTCCACAAGTATATTGATCTCCTAATCTACCACATTGTATATTGTTTACAAATACATTTGGCGATCCTGTTGCTAATTGTGTAACGTGTGGAATACAAAGTATATATCCATGAGGTGTATTTGTGTCACCTACTCTATGTACTGGTATATTATTTGCAAATACATTTGGCGATCCTGTCGCACATTGCCCTGCCGAACACGGCGGGTGGTTTGTATCTGCGTCACCTATTCTTGCTACTAATGGCATATTATTAATCCTTTATAGTAGTATTTATTTCTTTTAGATTAGGTAATTATTGACTGTTTTGGTGGTTGTACAATATTAGATATGCTTTGTGCGTATGCTTCTTTGGCTTGCGAATTTGCTTTTCCTACTGTAATTATTGTATTTTTTTGAAATTCAAACTCACTATCTTTGTCAGCCATTATTATATATTGCGTCATACCAACACCTTTTGCCGTCATTGCTAAAGCCAAAGGTTTGCTAACACGGTAAGCAGTATCAGTTTCTTCAATCATAGTAGCAATAACTTCATCACTACCAACTGTTCTAAATACTACAACTTCATCTTTGTTTAGTTTTTGTTTTAACATTGTTTTCTTTCTTATTATAGTTTAAAGTCTTCAAAAGTTTTATCATCTACATCTTGCTTTAGTCCGCCAATAATATAACTTTCAACTTCAGTTTCTTGTGGAGCAACTTGTAACCCAGAGCTTGATAACCAATGTTGCGTCCATGGTAATGGGTTTGCACTTGAAGGAATATCATAAATTGGATCAAAGCCGATAGCTTTTAATCTTTTATTTGCTATCCATTCAATGTAATCTCCTAAAAGTCTAGAGTTTAAACCAATTATAGATCCATCTTTCATTAAGTGATCTGCCCATGCTTTTTCTTCATTAACCGCTTCTTTAAACATTTCAGCTACTTCTTTTTTAGTATCTTTAATAATTTTTAACATATCAGAGTCATCACCTTTATGCCAATTCTTAATTACATGAGTAGTTAAATTTAAATGTGTTGCTTCATCTCTAGCAATTAATGAAATAATTTTTGCTGAACCTTCCATGAGTTTAAGTTCACCAAAAGCAAACGTACAAGCAAATGAAACATAAAATCTTAAACCTTCTAAGATATTAACATTTACCATTGCTAGATATAATTTTCTTTTAACATCTAACAAATCACCTTTACCTTTTACAAAATAATTTGCGGCCGCATCTCCAAAAGAATCATAGTTCTTTGTAACACTTATAGCACGTTTTAGTATTTCTTTATCATTAACAATAGTATCAAATACTTCACTTGGATCAGGATAAACATTTTTCATAATATGTGTATAACTTCTTGAATGAATTGCTTCAAAGAAATCCCAAGTAACAATACAACCTTCTAATTCTGGATTAGATACATAAGGTAAGAACATTAAACTTGGTCCTCTACCTTGTACACTATCTAATAGTGTTTGATATTTTAAATTGGCCGTAAATATATGCTTTTGTTCTGGTCTAAAAGTTGCATAGTCTGATCTATCTTTTTGCAAACTAACTTCTTCAGGTCTCCAAAAATATCCAAGCATAGTTTGATTTAATTTATCAAACTGTGGATATTTAAAAACATCATATCGTTGTACATTTTGATCTGCACCAAAAAACATAGGTTGTTTAGTGAAGTCGATTTGTTCTGTATTAAAGACTGTTTTTACCATAATTTTATTATACACTCATAAATTGTAATGTCAAGTTATATATGACAAGCATCACAATCTTCCTCATCTTGTTGTTGTTGATTCTGTGTTAGTGCCTCATCAATCGTTAACATATTTTCATTGTCAGTTATATTTGGCTCTTCACCTTTAAAGTCATATGTATTTTGATAATAACTTGTTTTCCAACCTACCTTATATGTTGTTAAAAAATCTTTTGTTAATACACTCATAGGAACTTCATTATTTTCATAATGTGTAGGATTATAACTCCAGTTACCTGATATTGCTTGATCAAAATACTTTTGCATTATTCCAGTTATGTTAATATACCCTTCATTAGATGGCATATCCCAAAGTAACGTATAAAATTCTTTTAATGTTTTATATTGTGGAACTATTTGTTTTAGTGGACCTTTTTTACTTTTTTTAACTGACAAATAAGCTCTTGGAGGCTCAATTCCATTAGTAGCATTACCTACTACAGAAGAACTTTCACTTGGCATTTGTGCTGATAAAGTAGAATGTCTCAATCCATCTTTTACAATACTTTCTCTTAATTTTTTCCAATTTAATTTTAATTTTTCACCTACAAGTTCATCGATATCTTTTTTGTAAGTATCAATAGGCATAATACCTTTTGAATATTTTGTTTTTTTGAAATAATCACAAGCACCTTTTTCTTTTGCTAATGTGTTTGACGACTTTAGTAAGTAATATTGAAATGCTTCAGTTAGTTCATTTACTAACTTCCATGCTTTCTTATCATCATATTTTACTTTATTACGGGCCAAATAATGTGCAAGTCCAATGTAACCAATACCTAAACTTCTTCTAGCTTTAGTACTTGTTTCTGCAGACTTAACAGGATATCCTTGGTGTTCAATAATTTCGTCTAATGCTCTTACTGCCAAATCGCATAAATGTTCTAATTCTGCTGTATCTTTTAATGTTCCAACATTAACCGCAGAAAGAATACACAATGCAATTTCTCCTCTCCCATCAATATGTTGAATAGGATCTGTAGGTAAAGTAATTTCTTGGCATAAATTTGACATATTAACTTTATCTAAAAAAGAACTATGCTCATTTACATGGTCTATATTCATAATATATATACGACCAGTTTCTGCACGTTCTTTTAATACGTCACCAATTAATGTTCTTGCTTGTATAGTTTTTTTAGGTATCGTTTCATCTTGCTCATATTTTTTATATAACTTATCAAATTTTGGTGTGCCAAAAGCATCATATAAACCTGGAGCATCATGAGGTGAAAATAA